TTGTGGGTCTTGTACATGACCATATACGTTATAATTTTCTCCTACCTTATAATTACTACTACTACTAACTCGAGTTACACCTCCTCTTGTTATTATTTTTACTCTTTGTCCATTAACGCTATTCCCTTTCGCAACGCCTATATAATTATCTCTAGTTAATTCATTATCAACATAAAGTTTATGATTATATTCAAAGTCATTATAAGGCACTGCATTTAATACTTTAAATGTTTGTTTTAAAAAAGGTGTTCTACCAACTCCTGCTGGAACAGGCACACCTTCATCTGTATGTACAAAGTTAGTCCAATTCTCCCTTATATCGATTTCTTTTTCTTCCATCTTTTTGGCCATTAAATCATATGCTCTAACAGAACTTGCTAAGTAACCTGAGTCCTGATTTTCTAATATATCAATAGTTCTAGGTACTTTTATTTCAGTTATTGTTCTAGGGAAAGCTGGTTGTTCTGCACTACCTGATCCTGATGTAGGATTATAAACTAATGTAGCCCAAGGATTATCTTTTTGTGCTTGTATTAAAGCTTGTAATGATGTAAAATAAAAACCTTTATTACTTTCATAAAAGAACCAATCACTACCAAATAATGATGCCCCTTTAGTTCTTTTAGATAAGTAAGCAAAATTTTGAAAGGGTGTCCAAAAATTAGAAATATATTTAAGTTTAGTTAAGTGTGGTCTATCTGCAATAGTTAAATTTGAAGGCTCACCACCATCAAATCTAGATATATCATTGTCTACAAAAATTTCATTAAATATTTTTTCAACTATTTCGTCTGTTGTTCCTTCATAACTTTTTGATAAAGAAACTTCATTGTCTACATACGCTTCAGGTGAAATAAATTTTAATGTATAGAATTGTTGACGATCGTTGTTTAATCTTCTGTCTTCAATAGCATATACTATAAATGTTCTTTCTATTATAGTATCAGGTGTGTCTTCACCTAGATCTTTAATTGATTTATTTACAAAAGAAAGATGTAATTTTTCGCCTCCCATTATAGGAGTATTGCCTATTAAGTTAACACTATCTGCTAAAGTCAAAGACCCATACATTGTTGGAGAAAATATATCCTCATGTATTAAACATTCCAAACACATTGCTCTTATGTCTAAGGGTTCTGTGCCTGAGACCCCTTCATTAGGGACAAGTTCACATTTTACCCAACTTGCAAGATTGCCTTCTGCCATAATTTAACCTACCAATTTTTTATACTGGTCTACAAAGTCTTTAATTTGAGTGTTAGGTAATATGAATATTTGTTTCTTATCTTCATTTAATTCTTCTTCATATTCCATATTTGTAACTGCTTTTATTTCTCCGTTTTGTAATCTAGTCGTATCCCAGTCTACTATAATATCTGAATCAGTTGCCTCTACATAATGATGAACATCAGTTGTATTATTAGCACCATATTTTTGCTCAACATATAATCTTAATTCTCTATTTCCTTTAGGCCATTCTTTTCTAGGATCTATAATATTGTTTAATATTAACAATATAAAATGATATTTAGGATTACCATATAATTTATGTGCAACTATTTCAGGTGTTTCACCATCTCTAACAAAATAAGTTTCTAACTTTTGTCTGTTAACAATATATTTGTCTAATTGTATTCGCCTAAATATATCCTTTACTACTTTCGTCTTTGCTGTCTTACTTGTAGTGGACTCTTTAAATGGATATACAATATTAGGTAGTGTTTTAAAATACATTAGAATCCTCTGTCTATTCTGTCTGTTGTTAGTGTTTCTAGTTCTGTGAATGATAACTGTAATGCTATTTCGTTTGGTGCACCATCAGAATCTCTAAATGATGTCATTTGTCCATCTGAACCATATGTTACTTTTAAATCTGTTAAAGCACAAGTTGATATTCTATGTAATTGTGTGTTTTCTTTATTTCTGTACATATACTCTATATCAAACTCTGAAGGATAAATCATAAACAAATCATCTGGAGATATTTCTGGGTGCATATGATATTTAAATGTGTCTACAATTTTAACAATCGAGGCATATTCGCCTTGGTTTTTAGGAGCAAATACATAATTAAATGCAAACTTTCTAAAGCCCATACTCTTAAATAATTGTTCCTTATATGGATTGTTAACCTTCTTTGATGTTGCTTCTACAGCTGCTCCTGCGTTAAGATCTCCAATACCCATTTGAGAAGGTATATTTGCTATTGCTGCTGCCATATTTCTTCCACCAAATTCTAAACCTTCTTTTGAAAATACATCTTTAATATCACCTCTACCTGAAGCTAATAATCCCATTGCTGTTCCTAATGAGTCTTCGTCCCAATTGGCCGTGTATTGTGCTATTTGTGCTGCTGGTATATGTAATTGAATTGCATCCATTAATCTAACAGTTGAAACTAAATCTACTCCTTGAGATACTGCAGCACCTAGTAATGCACCTCCAGTACCTGTTAAAAATTCTGTTTGTGCTCCCCCATTTTGTCCTTTAAGTTTTTTACCAAGTCCAAAACCTACAGTACCACCTGCTATTGCTGAAGTACCTGCCATCACATCATTATATTCTTCTGATTTTGCTCTGTTCTGTTGAGTGTAGTCTGCATTTTTCTGTGCTTGTGCTTTTTTAAATGCCGCTTGTGATTTTTCATCACCTGAATTACCTTTAGCAAGAGCTGTTGTTCCTGATACTGTATTCTCTCTTGCGTTTATATAAAATATAACACTATGTGGATACGGGTCACCACCTATCTCAGCAGGGTATTTAAACATGTTTACGCCATGTTGTATTTGTTTGGCACTAGGTCTTCTGTTACCTTTACCTTCTTCTCTACCTACAAATTCCCATCTATCATCTTCATTTTCATCAAAGTCAGGATCATTTTTACGATCTCTATAACCCATTCTTTCAACTTGATAATCATCTATATTTGATTTATAAGACGGGTCTTTATTTTGTTGAGATCGTCTCTTTTGTTCTTTCTCATGGTCTGTCCAGGCACCAGGAATCCATGCGTCTGCATGCTCCAAGAAACCTTTACGTTTGATTTCTGCATCGTCTGGACGTTGTGCATTTACTCTTTGATCTGATACCTTTGTGTCTGTTGACATAAATACTCCATGAAGTTATCTTTATCTTATTTATATGGTTTATGCTAAAGAAATATACAAAGGACGATTTATTCCTCGAAATAGATTAAAATATTTGGGAAATGCCTCAGATATAATCTACAGGTCTAGTTATGAATTAAAGTTTATGAATTGGTGTGATCTTAATGAATCTGTAATTGGTTGGGTATCAGAGGAAATAGCAATACCTTATCGTAGTCCACTAGATAGAAGAATACACAAATATTATATAGATTTTTATGCAGAAATTAAACAAGTAAACGGTTCTGTTAAAAAATATCTAATAGAAGTAAAACCAAAAAGATTTACAAAACCTCCAGAGCCCAGAAGAAAAACTAAAAAATACTTACAGGAAGTTGCACAATGGGGTGTCAACGAAGCAAAATGGGAAAGTGCTAAACAATTTTGTAAGAAACAAAATATGGAATTTATGATTATTACTGAAAAAGAACTTGGTATCTAATATAAATACAAGTATGGCAAACCCATTTGAAAATATAAGAACAGCAGCTGGTGATATAGATAGATCAGCACAATGGTATCAAGCAGCTATAAGAAAGTATCTTGAGGGTATTAATACCTATGCAGAAGTTCTTAAAACAGATATCGGAGAGATAACTAATAAATTAGAAGTAGGTTCAATGTATATGTTTAGATATGATCCTAGACATAAGGAAACATTAAAGTATTACGATGGCTTTCCTCTTGTTATGATTTCTGAACCTTTGCCAAACGGATTCAGTGGTATTAACTTACATTATCTAGCTCCATTAAAAAGAGCAGAATTGTTAGGCCAACTTATGCCACAAAATAAACAGGATTTTCAAATAACTAAACAAGACAAATTAGCATCTGATTGGAGAATAGTACAAAACTTTACAAGGTTTCCAGGAGCAAGGAATTCAATTAAAAAATATTTAAGTAATCAAATACAAGGTAGACTTTTAAAAGTTGATCCAGAACATTGGAAAGCAGCTATATTTTTACCAGTACAAGACTTTACAGGTGCATCGGATAGAACAGTTTGGAGACATAGTAATAAAATTCCTGAACGTAAAAGGAGCACAATTTAATGGCAACAGAAAGTCCTAACAAATTATCAAATTTTATTGGTGAGCTAAAACAAATGAATATGGCTTGGACCGAAAGGTTCGAGACTAAATGGTCTTTGCCTCCTGAGTTAGTACAAGGCACAGAAACAAATAAACAGCTTACTATAATGTGTGAAGAAGTACAGATACCTGGTATGGTATTAGGAAACAAAGAAGTAGGCATAGGCCCATTCACACATTACAGAAATACAAATGTTGGATTCTTAGGAAACGAAATTAACTTTACATTTATTACAGATGTTAATTGGACTCTAAGATCTATTTTCGAACGATGGACTCGTTTATGTGTCGACACTACTTCAAGAGAAATGGAATACCCTGAAAGAACTTGGGGTGAAGTAGAAATAATTCAACTCGGCAAAGATGATAAGGCTTATGCAACATGGAAATTGCATGAAGTTACGCCAAAGGTACTTAACCTTGTACCAATGGCATGGGGATCTGTGTCAGTAGCAAGAACTACATTAATTGCTAGTTCTGCTTATTGGACATCAGATGTGATTGAACACCCATTCGATGGTAGTAAACCAGAAGGATGGGGTTAATAAATATAATATTATAATAGGAGAAAATTATGGCATTACCACAGTTGGATACACCAACTTTTGAATTGAAGGTCCACTCTTTAGATAAAAATTTTAAGTTTAGACCTTTCCGTGTAAAAGAGGAAAAAATATTAATGCTAGCAACAAACGAAGAAAAGTTTGGAGATATGGTAAGAGCGTGTCAACAAGTTGTTACAAATTGTTCATTTGGAGAACTTGATGGCAAACAAATACCAATGTATGATCTTCAAAATATCTTCTTAAGGTTAAGAGAAAAGTCTATAGGTGAAACTCAAGACTTTACTTTAACATGTGGAAGTGAAGGTTGTGATGCAAGAATAAATTATGAACTTAAATTGCCTGACATGCAATTAGATGGTCTAGAAGATATACCAAATAATAAAGTCACGGTAGATGAAGAAAGAGGCATTGGAATTAGTCTTAAATATCCTGCTAATGAAACAGTGGCATTAGTAGAAGAAAAAGACGAAGCTGATGATATGGATCTAATAATAGATTGCATTGACCATATATATGATGATGAGCAAGTATATAGTAAAGAAGATACTACAAGAGAAGAACTTGAAGAATTCTTAGAAGGCTTGCCGTTGGAGACTATGAAAGAGATTAGAAAATATTATTTTGCTCAACCCGTATTAGAACACGTTATAGATTACAAGTGTCCTAAATGCGATAGAGAAAATAAAGTTAGTATCAACGGATACGAACATTTTTTCGCATAACTCTTTCCCAGGAAACTCTTGAAAACTATTACAGGACTAATTTCCTGTTAATGCAAGAGCATAATTACAGTCTCACTGAACTTGAAAATATGATGCCATGGGAAAGAGATGTTTATATTAATATGTTATTAATTCATCTCAAGAAAAAAGAAGAGCAACAAAAAGAAGCTCAAGAAAAGGCTAGATGGGGTTAAAAATATATGCCAGACAATAGAGATAACGATTTACATAGTAAGATAGATCGTCTTGCGGATTCACAAGAGAAGCAATTCCAAAAGACACACCAAAGCCAGAGAGATCAAAAGGCTCATGGTGTAACTAACTTTGCTATGAATATTCTTCAAGCAAGTCAAAACAAGATGATTGGGAATACCCAAAAAGAAGTTATTGCACTTGATGCTCAAGAAACCCAAAGATGGGAAAAACAGAAAAAACATAACAGAGGTGCCAAGAATGCAAGAGAACGCATTTTAGATACCCAAGATGAAATGATGGCTCTAATGAGAAGAGGAGGCGGTTCCGGTGGAGGTCCTGGTGGAGGCGGTTCCGGTGGAGGTGGCTCTGCTCGAGGAAATAGAGGAGGAGCTAATTGGGGTAACAATGATGCCGGTGGTCCATGGGGTCCTGTTTCAGGATTATCAGGAGGTGGCAGAACATCTAATGTTGTAGATCAAACAGGTTTTGTAGATGCAAGTAAAATTAAAAAGGCTCCTGTTGCAGGAGAAATATCAAAGACAGGCTTCTTAGGTAGAAGAGGCGAACAAGTAGATGTTCAAGGAAGAATAATAAATGAAAGACTTGTAGGTGGTAGAAGAGGTCCAGGTGCAGCTCTAAGAGGTTTACGAGGAGAACTAATAGATCAAAGACTTGCTGGTATGGATAATCAGTGGGCAACAAACGAAAAAGGAATGCGTAAGTTAACTCTCGGTGGTAGAGAGATGGCAAGAGCAGAAGTTGGAAAAGATGGTAAGACAAGATATAGAGATGAAAGAACAGGGTTCTTTGCAAAAGAAGAAAAATTCCAACA